ACTCGCATAAGAATAGATTTATATGTAGTGGCGTTTGAGTAGTTCTGAAATTGCCACATAGCAGCGTTCGGGTCAGAACTCACTCCAGGTGCAGCCGCGTAATCTGCGTACCAAGATGTTTGGTTTGATTGACGAGCAGAGATGGCACTTGAGCCGTTGCCATAAAGAATAGTTTGGCTGTAATTGCTACCCGTATCGACTGAGCCGCTTCCTACTTGAATGTTTGTATTTACTGCCGAACTTGCTTGAGTTAAAGCTCCAACAAGAATAAGGTCTGTGTAACTTCCAGATATTGAAGTAAAGGTGTAAGAAGTAGCACCCGATAAAGTAGTAGTCGCAATCGGGGTATAGGTTGAGCCTGCTGCCATGATTTACCCCTTAATCCCGTAGAGCGCGAACTTGCTATATTCTGTAAAAGAGTTACCAAAAGCATTAGCGCCCAGAGTAATGTCAGTAACCGCTGCGGTGTTGTACCACTCGCCTGAAGCAAGCCTTACAACTCCTGAGCCGTTGTTATCAATACCGCCTAATCCTCTAGTTACCTTGTATTTATTGCTAGAGGAATAGTCAAGAATGTCAATCACTCCTGCTCCAAATACGCTAGCAGTTGCGTTATTGCCAGCGCACACGCTTCCATAAATGTTTGTATTAGTACCGCCAGCCGCAGCTGCCGCGCTGGAGCCGTTGCCGTCAAGGAAGTGATAGAAATAGTAGTTGCCGTTTGTGGTGTCACCGTTAAAGCGAACTGAGACGTAACCATCTGCAACGTTTACAACCGTGCTTCGTGCCATATAGCGAATCTGTAGATGCTTAAACGTCGAGGGGATTGAGGAAAACGAGATAGAACTAGAACCACCTGAGCCAACTGTGACTGTAGCAATAGACTCATAAGACGTACCACCGCCAGCGGCAGCACCGCCTGAAAGAAGCCCTGAGATTACGTTAAGCAATCGCGCCCACCACAACCCAAGTATCAGTAGCAGTCTTGATGCAGACTGCTGTCTTGTATTGAGCCAATGTTGGAGAAGCTGCAACTGCACCTGCTGAAAGGACTGTGGTAGTGCCAGGGGTTACTGCTGAGATTGTGCATAGCCCAGCGCCCTTGTTAAGAATCGTAATGGCTGTGCCTACTGGGAACGCTACTGAGGCGTTTGTAGGAATCTTGAAGGCAATGGCTGTCGCCTTGTTCATGACTTCTAGGACTTGGTATTGATCTGCAAGAACCGCTGTGTAGTCGGTTGTGTTATCTGCACCGACTGTAAAGGCGGTTAGCGAGTTATAGATTGCCGCTGTTAGTACGTCGCCTGTGGTGACTGGAAAGGTTGCCATGTTGCTCCTAGTAGCTCAATGTAGATGTGCCGATTATACCGTAAGTGCTGCTTCCAATGATGAAAGCATCGAGGATAGGCTCAAGAGTTGTGATTGAGACTGTCATCTTGTTGGGTGTTATATCCCATGCAAAGCCTTGCGCTTGCAGGGTTTTCACGATCGTTGAACCTTCTTGGGTCACGTTTGTAATCTTAAGGTTGTCGAAGTAATCCAGCCCAATCATCGTGTCGGTTGGTACTGCTGGGTCTAGCAAGTCCACAGTCATCTCGTCAATACGGATTGTGGTCTCTTTGCGGGTATTGACGTAGTTTCCAGCAATGCCAGCAACAATGGTATCTGTCTCAGCGATGAGGTTCTCTTGAGTCAAGCCATGAGGGAAGTACTTGTCGATAGAAGTCTGGCTATAAACGTTCTGGGATACTCCGCCCACACGATTGAATTTCACGTCGTTAATAATGAGCTTGTCATCGAAGGCGTACTTGACTGAGCGATAAGGGATACCTGTTGTCTGGTTAAACTCTGTAGGAGTAGCAGCAAGGGTTGAAGCCACCTCAGAGCGAGACTTGAAGATTGCTGTGCCGTCTGGACTCATATAGAACGCGCCGAGTCCTTCTGAGAACTCTGCGTTCTTGACCGCTTCTAGGGTTGTGCGAATAGTTGCAGGATCAGCAACGCAGGTGGTTACGCCTGTTGCAATGGTGCGCATAGAGGCAGGCCATTGCACGTCATCGAGAATCTTGCCGATACGAGTGCCAGTTGTCTGGCCAGCAGGAGTGTCTGCAATAGTTCCCACGTTAGCCATCTGCAAGAGGCGGAAGCCGTCTGTGCAGAGAATATCAACGTAGGCAGTTTCCTGACCTACAGGGAAGGTATAGCGATAGTCATTGACATAGCCAGAGAATAAAAAGTGTTCTGCCGTTGCTGTTGTCGCTGAGATGCGCAGCTTACGCAATGGCGACAAGTAGCCTGCGTACGGAGAATCTGGGCTCTGTGGGTTAAAGTTTCCTTGAGGGTCTAGAACGCGCACAATGGCTGTGCCAGCCTCGTAGGTATCCTTCATGATATTGCGCCCACGACGAATTGAGATTGAGTAAACGTCAGGAGTGAGATCAACTGTAGGGATAACTACATCAGAAGAGCCGAAGCGGTTTACGCCAATCACGCCGTTGTCGGGTGAACCTATAACGAACCCTGCTCCGAATGTTGCACCTGAGCTAAAGTCGAACGAGACTGCTATCTGTGCAGGTAGGCTCACTCAAAGCCACCTGTGCGACGATTGACATAAGTCTGGTTGCCTGATGAAAGGCTCTGCTGCATAAGGTTCTTAGCGATTGTGTTAGTCAAGTCTCCATCGCCTGTAATCTTTAACTCGATTACTTGTGGACCTTGTACTGGTCCTGTAGGAGTTCCGTAAGTGCCGCTTGGTGGTGGAGTAAAGCCTAAGACTGGGACGTTGGTTGATACCGACATCCCGACGCTTGCTGCTGCCGCTGCTGTACCGATTGGCGCATTGATTGAGATGCTAGCAATCTGTCGAGCTTTCTCTGCAATCTTGTCGAGATAGGCTTCCCATGAAGCAAAGGGATTAGAAGCAGCTGGAAGGCTTGCAAGGTCACGGGCAATCTGCTCGCCTAGCCCTTGAGCCTTGGCTAATTCGTATGTCAGACGACGGGCTTCTTCTTCATTGCCAAGGAGTAAAGCAAACTGGAGTTCTAGGCGCTTGCGATCTTCTGCTGAGATATTGCCCTTGAGTGCAGCGATAATCTGAATCTGCTCTAAATCAAAGATTGTGCCAGCCTTCTTAAGTGCGGCTTGCTTCTTCTGTTCTGCTGTGAGCGCCTTGGTTGCTGCTAATTGTTGTTTATAAAGTTTAGCCTGTTGCGCTTCGATAGCCTTAAGTTTGGCATCGTTGCTCATTGATTTACGGAATAGTTCTTCCCCAGCCTTTGCTGCTGGTGCTGTAGGTGTCTTTGCACTACCGACACCGAAGTAAGCCTGACCGAAAGCAAGAGCTGCGTTATTTAGTAACTTAGCAGCTTCGACGAGTCCAATACCAAAAGCATCAACAATAGAACCTAGTCTGCGAGCCCCAGAGGATTGATCTCCATTAGCCCCTGCGAGCGTAAAGAGAGCTTTGCCTGCGTTCTCCTGCAAATTGCTCCATGCTAAAGATAGGACGCTTAACTGCCCTGCATAACTGTCTAAGTAAGCGGCACTTGATCCCGTGAACTTTTTATTGAGAATGTCCTGAATCTCAGAGAATGACTTAGCCTGTAACTCTGCCTTAGTAAGTCCTAGCGAATACTTCTGCAATGAGCGAGTATTGCCATAGTAAGCCTTTGCTAAATCTTCTGAGACTGAGGTAAGGCTTTCACCAGTTCCTCGGCTAACTTCAATGGCTGTGTTAAGAATAGATTGAGACTTGGCTAATGAGCCTGTCTGCTGTAATAAACGCTGGAAAGCAGGACGAAGCATGTCGTCTGCGACTTGGCTAGTTTTCTCAAGGTTTGAAATATAGTCAGAGATAAAAGGATTAGCGAACTCCATGCCAAGGTTCTTGACTGCGCTAGCAAGTCGAGTAGCTGCAAGTTCATCATCGACGAAAGCTTTGAGGGACTTCTTAGCAAAGGCGGCAATAGCCACTCCACCAAGGACTGTGCTAAAAGTTCTGACTGACTTCTGGAGTTTGCCAATAGCCTTGTCAGCTTTGTTGATACCCGTCGCGTCAAGGGTTGTGGCAATCCGAATCGCTAGGTCTGTTGCTCCAGCCATTAGCCGTTACCCCTTACTCTAAATGACTTCTCGCCTAAAGCGTTAGTCTTAACAATCACTTTGTTGTTTGCGTTCTGAATAGCCTTTACAACTGCTGCGGTAGTTCTGCCTTGATCCTCAGCCCATGCTCTAAACAATAAACGTCCTTTAGTCTTACGGGTTCTGCGACCTGCGCTGTTGGACTGCTGTGAATCAACGAGAGGTGGAAGTGCGTTAATGAACTGACGACCTGCGTTTGGATTAGCAGAACGGTTGATTGTTTTACCTGACTCCCAAGCTGGCACGAAGCCACCATTGCGATAGGCAACTGTTCTCTTGGCTGGTGGCTGTCCTTGTGGGCTTTTGCGTCCTGCTGTTTCATAGATAGCACCAGCAGCAGACTTATTGAAAATGGTCGCAAGGCTTCTAAAGCCTCGCTTATTAGGACGAGTTGGAGCTGTTGAATAGCCTAAGCCTTTACGGATTACTCCAGAGTTGTAAGCGCGGTATTCCCATTCGCCTACAGGGTTAGCCCAACCACTTAAAGGTGAATCCGCAGGCACGAAGCCACGCGCACGATTGACCACCTTACGCAAGTGTCCAGCCACTTCTTTCTGAGTCTCCTTGGCAAGTTCTGGAGCGTATTGATTAAGCGCTTTACGAAGAGCGACCGCGCCTTGCAGTTCTGCTGGCATTGTCACGCTCCTTCGCTAAGTCCTTGAGGACTTCTACATGTGCCTTGAAAGCCATCGAAGGTAGTTCCACGATGGTTTGGAAAGGAACTCCATACTCGTAACTCAAGCGAGCTGCGAGATAGGTGAGGGAGTTCCGATCTACCCTAAAGGGTCAGACTCTAAGACCTCAACTGACTTGAGAGTCTCAAGGAATCCTTCCCCGAAAGGCTTGACTGTTTCACCCGAACGTCGAATTGCTTCCCAGCAGAGCCAGTAAACGTCTGACTGCTTCTGGTCTTCTATCAGACATTTGTGAAAGCCCTTCTTGGCGTATTGCTCGAAGGCGTACTCAATCAACGGAGTAATCTCGTACTCTGTTACTGAGTTGTCAGCCCTTGTTACCTTTAGCTTTGCCATTGTTAGCCCCTTAGTTAGTTATTTAGAATGTGCCTGTTGTAGCAACTGCAACAGTACCAGAGACATTGAAAGTGATGCTCTGTGTACCGAGATCACCGACTGCGCCGTTGATGTCTGTTGTGTTATTGACAAGGCAAGTAGCTGTATAAAGCGGGTTAGTCGCTGATACCGCTGTTCCCTTTGTCTGAAGCAATACGATTGGAACGTTAGTTCCCCATGCAGCCTGGAGAGTTGCAAGTACGTTTGCTGAAGCTGTGTCGTTCAAGAAGTCGATTGTAATAGATGATGCTTCAAGACCCTTAACAAACTTGTGTCCTGAATCGCCCATCGCTGTCACTTCGAGTTCATCGAATGTGCGGTTGAGTGTTACTGAAGTAACGTGGTCTGAAAGATCAACTGAATTAACCTTCACGCCTACGTTGTTGCTTAGAAATACTGCCATTTAGGTTATTCCTCGTCTTTCTTAGATGTGGGTTGTGTTGCTGGCTTTGTTGCTGGAAGCTGTCCGATCTTGATTAGAAAGTCAGCTTGCTCCTTTGTCCAATCGTCCATCGATTAGCTCCATTCCGTTAAGGTACTGATTGCAATGTCGCAAGTCAGTAAATCTCCAGAAGCGATTGACAGGACGCTAGGCGCGCTGACGCTTCCGACGTTAAATACAATGCTGGACGCTTCAAGGAGCGCAAACACCCGAACAACGTCGGCTTCGATGCCAGCAAGGTTGCCCTCATTGTCTAGCAATGGAACAAGGATAGAAATCTTAAAGTTAGCCATAGGACTGATTGCTGTGTAATCATTATTAGACGGCACAATGTAAGGATCAGCTGGAGTGACAATGACGCTGTTAGCAATAGGCGTTGCAGGTGGGAAGCTGAATACTGAGTACTTTGTGTTATCTGTAAGAGCCGAAGCAATGCTAGAGCGAAGTGTGGTTATTGC